TAATTCTGGTAATACTTATTCTATTCCTTTATTCCTTTATAAACTTGAGATGGGTTCTTCTATTCATCCAGAGCATATTGAAATATTCCATAAGCAGAATCATGAGGGAATAAAGAACTTCTGGATACAGAATGGTGTAGATTTAGGCATTGATAAATTGATGGCGTTTGATCCATATCTTGGAAGGATAACAGAGCAACCTCAACAACCTCCACAAGAAGGTTAAGATTTGGTAAAATAGAATACATAATAATGCCACGATAGCGGATCCAAATGAAAAGGCTTATCGCAGTAGCAGCACTAGCTGCTCTAGTAGCACCATCTGCAATAGCAGGTACAAGACTCTCTGGAGCAGGTGCGTCATTCCCATCTAAGATATACAGTAGATGGTTTGCCGACTTCGCAAAAGAAGGAGGACACAGAGTAAACTATCAAGCAGTTGGTAGTGGTTCAGGTCGAAAAGCATTCCTTGATGAGACAGTGGACTTCGGAGCATCCGATGATCCAATGAAGAAAGGTGATATAGCAAAAGCAAAAAGAGGATTAGTCCAGATTCCTATGACAGGAGGCACAATTGCTTTCGGTTATAATATGCCTGGTTGTGATTTAAAACTTACACAAGAGCAAGCAGTTCAGGTTGCTATTGGTGAGATTAATAATTGGAATCAAGTAGGATGTGAAGATCAAGCAATGACTTGGGTATATCGTTCTGATGGTTCAGGAACTACTGCTTCATTTACTAATAGTATGAAAGCATTCAGTAAGAAGTGGAAGTTAGGAACAGGTAAGTCAGTTGCTTGGCCTGTGGGTATAGGTAACAAAGGTAATGCTGGTGTTGCTGGCAACATTAGAAATCAAATTGGTGCTATTGGTTATGTTAATCAGTCCTACATTAAGGGTGAAGTTACTGCTGCTGCCCTTGAGAATAAGAATGGTGAGTTTATTACACCATCAGTTGAGTCGGGTGCTTTGGCACTCAATGGTATTACACTCGATGAGAACCTCGCAGGGACAGACCCTAACCCTGCAGCAGAAGGTGCTTACCCCATTGCTACGCTTACATGGGTACTTGCTTATGAAACTGGTAATGGTCGTAAGACTGAAGCAGTAAAGGAAACTCTATCAAAGTTACTTACTGATGAGTATCAAGAGAAGGCATCTGTATTAGGTTATGTACCATTGAGAGGTGACATTCTTGAGAAGTCTCGTGCTGCTGTAAAACTTATTAGTAAGTAGACAGGGATTTGGTTGGGTGTTATAGTAGAAAGCATCTACAAAATTTATTATGTTAGAACTGCTTCAATTGACAGAAGCATTGATGGTAGCAACGACATTATCACTTGCTGTGGTTGCTACCCCTGTTGCTCTGGTGAATGGTGATGAACCACCAAATATCCAACCTTTACTTGAACATGTTAGTGATAAGGGAGAAATAGATAAAGATACATAAGTTTACATTATAGGGGTCATAAGACCCCTTTAATTTTGTTCGGGTCTCCGAATGTAAAGATACTTTACAAGATTTTAGATTTGCTATATAATTATGTTACGTTTCTTTACAAACGAATGACAACCTCAACTAACAGTATGAAGCGTTATACTACTACTGAGTATGGCAAGCAGAATATGTTTGCTGCTGAACCTCAGATAGAAGTAATACAAGACTTCAATTACTGGGAGAATGCAGAGCAAACTAATGGTCGCCTAGCGATGATTGGATTCTTTGCAGCAATCCATAACTACATCCTATTCGGTGCAGTTATACCAGGTATCTTTTAGATATCAAGGTCTTTACACCACTCGCATAGCGAGTCACTTTTAACCCTCACAATCCAAAAAGGAGAAAAACAATGACCCCAGAAGCAGAAAAGTTTAATGGCTGGATGGCCATGATCGGAGTAGTTGCAGCACTAGGTGCTTATGCTACAACAGGTCAAATTATTCCAGGAGTATTTTAAGATGTCTAACGTAGCAATTTGGCAAAGAGCCAATGGTAGGTTTGCAATGGTTGCTTTCTGGGCAGTCGTAGGTGCATACACCCATTTCAAATACTTTACATAACTAAATAATTACTCGTATTTTTCTTCATATCAAAACAAATGAGCGACTTATCAGCCGCAACAGATACAATTTCACCACTAGTAGCAGTCCTCTGGGTCTTTTATCCCATGGCTGCTTTAGTCTTGATTGAATTATTATTACGTACCTTCAATGATGATGACGACGATGATTTTCAAGGAGGTAAAGGTGCAAGGGTTCAACAGATGCAACCCGTAGCAGTTCCATCAGGAGCATAATGGATTTTTCTCATCCATATTGGAGATTTGCTGAACGATGGAATGGTCGTTTAGCAATGGTCGGTGTGATAGGTGTCACTATACTCTTGACAGTAAGGTAGAAATACCTATATAATATAGAGAGTATTTTTACCTAGTCACATGCAACAATTATTTTTCATTGGGGTTCTTGCCCTCGTAGCATATACAAATGTCGGATCTTTCGTTCTTCAATAATATATTAATTAATACTCCAGCAGGTGCTCATGGTCTGTTGGAGTTCGGTTTCTTTGTAGCAGTGGGTATAACAGCAGGTTCATTAGGAATACTATGAACCTCTTACATCATTGCACTGTAGAATTATTTGTAACTGTTGTTGTGGGTGGTACACTAGCAATACTGGTTACTGTTCTCACATTTGACAATTCATAATAGTATAATATAATAAGAAGACACTCTTCAGAACAATGCCTAACAACATCACTTACGATCAGACTGATACCAGAGTTAATGGTACTACTGAAAAGGAGTTTGATGAGTTAGGAAAAGAATTAACAGAAGAAAGATTTAAGTTAAGACAGAATTCTTTAAGACTATTGATGGCGAACTTTGGTAATACATCTCCTGCAACAGCAATATATGAATGTGCTCATGAGTGGTGCGAGAAACAATACACTACAAATGGGCTTGCAAATTATTTTAAAGCATACTATACTGGTGATAAATATAAACTGTCTTAAATGACAATACATAGAATTAGGTTATCGAAAATGCAAAAGTTAATTAATGTACTTGCTGTTGCGTCTGCTGCTGTATCTATTGCCGTTGTTGGCACTGTTGGTTACGTTTACGTTAATCGGGAGGCCATCATAGAAGATGTTAAAGAAAAGGCACTTGGTTCAGTCATGGGTGGACTTGGTGGTGCTGGACTTGGTGGATCATTAGGTAGTGATTTACCTATCGGTACTCCTGATCTTGCTCCTACTACTCCACAAGCTGCTGCTCCTGCTGCACCTACTGCTCCAATTCAGTTTTAATAAAAGGTTAAGGGTGCTATATAGAAATAGTCACCCTTATTTTTATGCCTGAAGAAGTAAAAGAAGAAGTAAAAGAAGAAGAAAAGGTAGATGTACCAGAAGCTTCTGAAGAAGTTAAAGAAGAAGTAAAGGAAGAAAAACCTAAAGGTATTATAGGAAAGATGGCAGATGCTATTGTTCCTGACCACGACGAGCAGATGGCAATCATTAGTACATTTGTTCGCCTTGGTATTTTGGTGTGGTCCGGCGGAATTTTGACTTTAAATTATGTTGCCATCCCAAATTTCCCACAGAAGAATATAGATCCCACGTTCATCGCTTCGGTATTTACGGGCGTATTAGCTACTTTCGGAGTTCAGACTGCTAAAAATAAGAACAATGGTAATGGAGGGAAACCACCTGCACCTCAAGTATCTAAAGCAGATATGGAAGCATTGATTGAGAAAGCATCTCAAACTGCACCTGCTCAAATCATTAGAATTGAACAAGCACCTCTTAATTTAACTGCTGCTGCAAATCAACCTAAGAAAGAAGAACCACCTGTTGTATTATAAACTGGAGATTTCGTTATGAAAAAATGGATAGGTATTAGTCTAGGATCACTTTTAGGAATAACACATATTGGTTTGATTGGTACTCTTACTAATCGAACCAGTTTTCCTAAGTTGAATTTACCTATAGGTGAATATACATCTTATAGTGTTGTAGCAAATAAGGAAGGATATAGTATAAACTATAGAGCACATGACCCTAGAGTACTAGTCAAGTCTGAAGGAGTTGACAGACCTGCTGGATTCTTGGGAATGGGTAAAGCAAAAATATCTAAGCATGAGCAGTATTATATTGCACCATCAGAATCAAAGTCTGGTGGTTTAGATCCTAAAACTATTGCGTGTATTAAGAAGAAAGGTGGTGGAGAAGGAACAGGTAGAATGGTAGGTGGTGCATTAGGAACTGCTGCTGTTACTAGTACTGGACTTGCATCTGTTCCTATAGTAGGATGGGTACTTGCTGGTGCTGCTACTATGATAGGAATGGATCAAGGAGCAGAGATTGGTGGTCAGATGGCTGCAGATCTTGCTAAGGAATGTAAAGATGAAGAGAATATTAATTGATTAAATACTTTTATGAGCGTAATAATTTATTCAGAATATTGCGAGACTTTGGAAGAAGAGAACCTTCTTTTGAAGGAAGAGGTGCAATTTCTTAGAAAACAATTAGAATATAAATCATTAGGTAATTACGATACTTTGGAGAAAGACGATGAGTTGTGGTAACCCAATCAAACATAAGATCAAAGATCTATTCAATAAAGGAGTTGAATTAGATAAAAAGATTTTAGAGAAGATAGAGAAGAAGTTTAATCTATCTCCTTATCAAAGTAAGTGTGCTAATGCTGTACTTGGATTTATTATAGGTGCAATACTCTTATGATTGACACTTCTCCTGAATCTATCAGGATATTTGTTATAATAGTATTAGGTATCGTTTGGATTTATCTTTTAAATACAAAGTAATGGTTTTTATTTTTATATTATCATGGTTGATATTATTCGTATTTGCTGTACGTTTAATGTCTATAGGTTGGAGAATCAATCCTAAAGATATTGATCTGGAATATAAAGTAGAGAAAAGAACTGTAACTAAAACAATTCATCCAGAGATGGAAGAGGTAGAAGTTGGTGATGAACTTTTAATAGTTAGGTTTGATGAACCTAAAAGAGAGATGGATCCTAGATTTAAACTAGATTCACCAGAGCTTCATAATCTTGGAGATCCTTTACATAGATCTCTACAGGATAGAATTGATGAACTGAATGATGATGACGATGATGAAGGAGGTCTTGTAGTTAGGAGGTAGTATGGAATTAACAGAAGAAAATGTAATGAAAGTTCTTGAAGAACTTATACCCTACATCGAGGCAGATGGTGGGTGGTTAGAGTTTGTAGAGATAGAAGAAGAAACAAATATTGTCAAAGTAAGATTGGGTGGTGCTTGTTCTACATGTGCTATGAGTGCTATGACATTGAAGCAAGGTATAGAATCTAAGTTATGTCATGAGATTCCAAGTTGTTATGGAGTTATCCAGGTTCTCTAACTGAGTCAGTGAGTCCACACACAAATAGGTAATAATTACTACTTTATGCTATAAATATATGCAGTATGGGATTGAAATAATCATGCCCCTAACGCAACAAAAGCATTACACAGTCGGATATCACGACACACAACATCATCATTATGAAATATGTGAATATGCATTAGATGCATATGAAGCAATACAACACTCTAAAGAGGATGTTCCTGGATTAAAGGATCATCCTCATTTTATTGATTATTGCGTGAATGATGAGGTGAATAAGATTTCTAATCTTATGGCATCAGGTATTCCAATGGGACATTAATTATGAAACATGAAATAATGTGGTGGATGAGTAGACTTACAATAATGGGAACTTCCCTAAGTTTATCATTCTGGTTAGCAGCACAAGCATATGCTTGACACCTGTTGATTTTAGTATCTTACCTGATGTGAATTACAGGAATTTTGAAAGAGTTCCAATTCCTTCCCCTGTTCTTTTTTGGATTAGATTATTATAATCCCTGTTCAATTCACATCCATTGTAATATCTTCCCAACTGTTTTGCTACCATTGCAGTTGTACCACTGCCCATAAATGGGTCCAAAATAATATCATTTTTCTCACTACCTGCTAATATACAAGGTTCAATTAGTTCTGGTGGGTATACAGCAAAATGTGCTTCTTTGTATGGTTTGATTTTAACATTCCATACACTTTTTTTGCGTTTTAAACCTGTGCCATCATTTGTTGGTTCTTTAATTGCATCCACGTTAAAATAATAGTTCTTACTCTTACTTAAGAGGAAGATATATTCATGTGATTTACTACACCTGTCTCTTACACTTTCTGGCATTGGGTTAGGTTTATTCCATATAATATCTTGCCTTAAGTACCATCCATCTGCTCTTAATGCAAATGCCAACATCCAAGGTATTCCAATTAAATCTTTATCTTTATATCCTACAAGTTTATTACTTCTTCTTGGTGTAGTTTCAGGTAAATCTTGTCTATTACCAGCAAATGTTTGTTTAGGTATGCAACCATCTTTCCTGTAATTATAATAACTATCACCAATATTCAACCACAATGTACCATCATCTGTTAAATTATTACGCACCTCTCGGAATACTTCTACTAATTTTTGAATATACTCTTCTGGAGATTCTTCTAACCCTATCTGACAATCCTCCGATCCATAGTTTCTTAAACCATAATAAGGTGGAGATGTAACACACATCCTCGCCTTCTCATCAAACTGTTTAAGTGTGTCTTTACAATCTCCAAATAATATTATATCTCTCATTTAGTCTGCTCAGATATTATTGCTTGGAGTTTACCATCCTTATCGACAGTAATGTTTATTTGATGTTGGAAATCATTATCAGTATCCATGAGTCTAATATCTATTGCACCACCATCACCATAATATGATACGATTAACCTATTAGATTTTACTTCCCACTTGTCAGGATTCTTGGCATGTTTATATACAGGACTTGAGTGCTTATCCTTATAACCATTTATCCATTGAAACTGTCCTATCATGTTGCCCTCCATGCCACATAGCATATAAATCCCAATCCTAATAGTATTGCAAAAGGAATAGGAAAGAATGGTAATACTAACATAGCATGTATTACCTGTATAAGAATGATACCATAGAATATCCACATTATCCACATCCCAATCTTATTATGTCGGGAACCTCTCTTGTATGGATGGCAACCAATAGGGCCACTATCCCATCCATCTTGCATGTATTCTTTTGTAGGGATTTCTTTACGCATTTCTTCTATCCCACTCTTCTAACAACCATGAAGATGATTGTTTCTTACCTACTCCACCTACACCCCATCTGTATATGACTCTATCATCATCTTTATAAAACTTATACTCTGGTACATTTTCATTATGTCTATCTCCACCATTAGCAAAGATTACTTTATCATATATCTCAAGACACTGAGCAATCGCATCACAGGCAGTATCATTAGTATCATCAAATTCAAGAACATTATCAACATCTTTTAATGCTCTGACAATAGACAATCTATCATATAATGGCATGAATGGTTTACCCTTCTTTCTTACCAACCATTCATCAGAGTTTATACCAACTGCTAATGTACTCAGTGGAGCTATTTGTTTTGCTGAATGAAGTAATGCGATATGGCCACTATGGATGGGGTCAAATCCACCTGTGACTAATACTACTGTTGAAGTCATTTTGTTACTGTAGAAATTGCTGGTTCACCTTTATTAAAGATAGTATCAACTACTGCCTCTACTTTCTTAGCAGTAGATATACCAACTTTAGAATATACTGGTACACATACTAACCCAAATTCTTTATTATTGCAACCCTTACGAATTACTCTACCTATGGTCTGACTGATACCAATATAATCCATAGATCTTAAGAATAGAACTGCCTCAAGTCCATTTACATTGATACCCTCAGATAGAATACTGTGATGTAGAACTACAAACTTAGTGTAATCATCTCTACCCCACTGATTCAATACCTCAAAGAACTTATCTCTACCTACCTTCTTACCATTGATAAATGCACCAGTCTTAGCAGTGATATACATCCAATTATAACCACGTTCTCTCAACTGGCAACAGAAGTCAGTTTGAGATACTAAGTTTGTAATCTGCTTAGTTGACTTAGCACATATCAATACCTTATCCTTCTTTAGATTATCAATAGAATCTATCATTTGCTCACAATCCTTATCAGCAACCAACTCATGCTTGTCTAACAATCTTGACTCATATACTTCTACCTTTGGTGGTAGAATGTAACCTTGCTTCACTAACTCAGGTGCAGGTACTTGACAAATAACCTGACCAAATATGTCAGGATCATTCATACCTGCTTTAAATGGTGTGAGACTGTGCTTAGGTGTGGCAGTAAAGAAATAAGACCTATCAGAATCCCATGAGAAGTGCTCAACAGGGCCGATGAAGTTTCTCTGAACTGAATTATGTGCCTCATCAAAGTATATTGTATCTACAACAATATCACTCTCTTGTATTCTGTGTAATGAATGATATGTTGTAAAGATCAACTGATGTGCATTAGACTCAAAACATAGGAAGTTATGGTATCTAATGTCAGCTACTTTGGTCGAAGAGAAATGCTCAGTCTCACCACTGTGAACGTGCATGACTCTTACATCGTTAAACTCTCCTGTTTCCAAGAACTCAGAACATAGTTGCTCTGCTAATAGGATACGTGGAGCGACTACGACAATGGTTGCAACCTCTTGTGTACGGAATACTCTCTTGGCATCCTCTATCATACACATGGTCTTCCCACCA